GCCTCATGCCGGGTCAGCCGGGTCATCGAGTGCACGGCATGGAAGGGCTCTACGTGGTTGCTGGTCTGGACCCGGCGGCGGCAGGGTTCACGTCGATGGTCGTACTGGCCCTGGATCGGCAGACCGGAATCCGCTGGCTCTTGGAGGTCGTCAACAAGCGGGCTCTGCCGCCCCACGAAATGCGCGCAGAGATGGAACGGCTGACCGACCGCTACCGGATCAATGAGTGGCGGATCGAGAAGAACGCCTACCAGGGCGCCATCGTCCAGGACCGGCTGGTCCGCGAGATGCTGAACGCACGCGGCTGCCTGATCTCGCCCCACTTCACCGACTCCGGGAAGTGGGACCCCGACTTCGGCGTGGCGTCCATGGCCTCGCTCTTCGAGGGCTGGGACTCGGGGCACAACCTGATCCGGCTGCCGTCCCAGACGCAGTCGGAGCCGATCCGGAACCTGGTCGAGCAGCTGTGCGCCTGGTTCCCCGAGACCAAGGGCCTGACCGACACGGTCATGGCGCTCTGGTTCGCGGAGATCCGCTGCCGGGAGCTGATGTTCACCGACTTCGACAGCTACCACGTGGATCAGTCCGAGTTCGCTTCGGAGCGGGACACGGAAGGGCAGGCCGTCATCGACATCGACTACGCCTTGCAGATGCAGGGCATGAACCAGGGGGCCTGGGGTGGCAACCTCCAAGGCTGGTAAGGGGAACGACATGAAGACCGGGCGGGACTGGCTCCGCAACCCGTGCGAACACCACTGGCACCTGGGGCCAGTGGTCGACCTGCTCATGCGTCGCCGAGGTGCGGTGTGCACTAAGTGCTGGTGGTTGCGGGACGACTTCCCGGACGAGGAGTGGGGGAACTGGCCCGAGTGGACCCAAGAGGACTACCTGGCCAACCAGGAAGAGATCGAGAAGAGGTTCTTCGGTGGCTGACCCGATTGCACCCAACACGCTGATCCGCATCCTCAAGGGCGAGGGTCTGGACGTGAAGACCTACAAGTCCTCGTGGGCCACCCATGAGCGGGACGACGAGACCGGCAAGACCTTCGGCCCGGTGCACGGCGTGATGATCCACCACACGGCGGGCCTGAGTGTCGGCAACTACGTTTGGTCGGGCAGCGCGGCCCTGCCGGGCCCGCTGGCGCACGCGTACATCGACAAGCGCGGCACGGTGTGGCTGATGTCCGCCGGACGTGCCAATCACGCCGGGGGTGGCGATCCGGCCGTCCTGAAGGCCGTGACCGAGGAGAGCTACGGAGCCACCCCCCCTAAGCCGAAGTACGGCGAGGGCGCCAAGGGCGCGGCAGACGGCAACGACGCCTTCTACGGCTTCGAGTGCGAGAACAAGGGCGACGGCAAGGACCCATGGCCGATCGCGCAGTACACGGCCATGGTTCGGTCATCGGCGGCCATCTGCCGCTTCTACGAGTGGACCCAGAAGTCGGTCATCGGCCATCTGGAGTGGTCGAACCAGAAGGTGGACCCCAAGGGCTTCCCGATGCCCCAGTTCCGCGACGACGTGCTCGACTGCCTGAAGCAGAAGCCCGGCGCGTGGCCCAGCAAGGCCACGAAGCCCCCGGCGGCACTGACGGTGGAGCAGCGCCTGGAGCGGCTGGAGAAGAAGGTCGGGCTGGCATAGTGATTCATCGATAAGTCGACATTTCCGAAGGGAGGCGAAAGGTGCAGTACCCCTCCGTGCAGTCGATCGCCACCGGCCCCCGGCCGGTCGAGGTCGTCTGGCCTGAGCCCGACGTGGCCAAGGTTGCCAAGCGCGTTGAGGCGCTGCGCCGGTTCTACTCCGAGCGCGACGCCCGCCACATGACCGTCTACGACGTTCGTACCGGGAAGATCGACAACGTCATGCCCGGCACCATGCCGGACATCTGGCCGAAGCCCATCGTGGCCAACGCCATCGACGTGGCCGCCCGGCAGATGGCGGAGAACCTTGCTCCGCTTCCCGCGATCAACTGCGCCAACGGCGTGGTCACGTCGGAGAAGCAGCGCAAGTACGTCGCCAAAAAGACCAAGGTCGCACACCACTACGTGGACCACTCGGAGCTGCGCTCCAAGATGACCCAGGGGTGCGACTGGTATCTGATGTACGGCTCCATGCCGTTCGTCGTGGAGCCCGACTTCGAGGCGGGCACGCCGCGCATCCGGATCGACAACCCGATGAAGTCCTACCCCCAGTTCGACCTGGCGGGGAAGGTCATCAGCTACACCAAGGTCTGGCGAGAAGAGGCGTGGCGCCTTGCCGACAAGTTCCCGCAGCACGCCCAGGCGATTCTCGGGCGCCAGTGGGGCCCGACGTCTGAGATTCAGCCGGACTCGCTCCTGGAGTGCATCAAGTACTGCGACAAGGACGCGTACGTCCTCTACCTCCCTGAGCGCCACAACCTCGTCCTCAGCGCCACGCCGAACCCCTTTGGCAAGGTCCCTGTGGCCATTGCGCTCAAGCCGTCGTACGACGACCAGGATCGTGGCCAGTTCGACGACATCATCTACCCATATCTTGCTCGCGCTCGTATGGCCCTCCTCGGACTTCAGGGCACCCAGCGGAACGTGCGTGCACCTCTCGCCATCCCTACGGACATTCAGAAGGTCCCGTTCGGCGATGACGCGATCCTCCGGACGAACAACCCTGACAAGATCCGTCGCATCACCACGGATCTGCCGGTTCATGCCTTCCAGCAGGAAGCCGTCCTCCAGGAGGAAATCCGTGCGGGCACCCGCACGCCTGCGGCGGCTACGGGAGACGTCAACGCGTCGATCATCACGGGCAAGGGGGTAGAAGCCCTTCAGGGCGGCTACGACACCCAGATCGCCACCGGCCAGCGGCAGATCGGCCGCGCTCTGGAAGAGGCCATTGCCCTCTGCTTCGAGATGGACGAGCAGTACTGGCCCGACCATGAGAAGTCGATCCAGGGCATGGTCAACGGCACGCCCTTCAACGAGAAGTACACGCCACTCAAGGACATCAAGGGCGACTACACGGTCAACGTCTCGTACGGCTTCGCCGCCGGGATGAACCCGAACCAGGCCCTGATCTTCCTGCTCCAGCTCCGAGGCGACCAGGACATCTCGCGCGACTTCCTCCAGCGGCAGCTGCCGATGGACATCGACGTCAATGCGATGCAGGCCCAGATCGACACGGAGCAGGTCACCGACGCCCTGAAGCAGGGGATTTTCTCCATGCTGGCGTCGGCGGGCATCATGGCCCAGCAGGGCATGGACCCGACTCAGGTACTGGCACAGGCCGCCTCGATCATCGAGTCCCGAGAGAAGGGGCTCCCGATGCACGAGGCGATCCTGAAGGCGTTCGCCCCGGAGCCCGCCCGCACCCCGGCTGCTCAGGCGGCCACCTCGGGGGCCGAGGGTGCGGGCGCCGGGGGCGAAGGCGGCTCTGGCGTACCGTTCGGCATGAATCCGGGTACCGGTCTCCCCGGAGGCACGGCCCCGGGGCAGGCGCAGCTGGGTCCGGGCGGCAAGCCCGACCTGATGTCCCTTCTCGCGGGCCTTTCTAGCAGCGGGCGGCCTCAGCTGTCCGCCTCAGTGAAGAGGAGTGTTCCCGCGTGAGCTGTTGGCTGTGCGGTCACGAGAAGGACAACGCCCACCACCTCGGGTGCGCCCGTATCGCGCACCCGGACCTCACCGAGTCCCAGGCCGCAAGGGCGGGCCTCATCGCCGCCCCGCGCGGCAAGGAGCCCGCGATCAAGGACAAGACCGAGGTGCTCAAGGAGGGATCGATGACCACGGTCCCCCAGGAGCCCGAGGGCAACGAGGACGGCGACGAGGACTTCCCCCCTGCCGAGGGCGGGGAGACTGTCGAGCAGTGCGAGTACGACGACTGCGACAATCCCAAGAAGAGCAACCACCCTCGGGCGAAGTACTGCGTAATGCACTCCGACCCGAAGAACCGGAAGGAGTAACCCATGGGCATCGACATGAACGGCGCTCCCAACGTCACTCCCGTCGCATTCCCGGGTGACCCCGGGCATGAGGGCGGCAACAAGCACATGCACGGCCTCAAGGGCGGATGCGGCATCTCCAACGTCTCCCCCGTACGCGGTCCGTTCGCCAACACTGGTTCCGCCGTGGGCAACCCGTCGGACACCTCGGGCGACATCGCCGGGTGGGACACCACCGTCCTGGCCGACACGGGCGGCGCCCGTGGCGTCGGCGGCAACGACTCGCGGACCAAGAGCGTCTGATGGCCTCGGGTGGTTACCGTCAGCCCAGCAACCCGGCCCCCGTATCGGGGCCGGGCGCGCTGAGCAAGCGCACCGACGGGGGGCCCGGCGCCAAGCAGCCCGTCCGTGTTCCCACGGGCGGGTCGTACGGCGACGCCACCCAGCTCATGCAGATGCAGCAGCAGGCACCGCTCGCTGCGAGCCCCGGGGGCGACTCCGCGTCGCCTCTGGGGCTGCCTGCACAGTCGGCCACGCCCTTCGGGGCCCCGACCGAGCAGGCCGACACCCCCGTGACCGACGGTGCGGCCGTCGGTGCTGGCGCTGGTGTGGACGCCCTGGGCATCACCCCGGATCGGGACGATGATCTCCAGCGCCTGATCGCCTACATGCCGGTCCTGGAGCACATGGCCAACCAGCCTGGCAGTTCGAAGTCCTCGCGCAATCTGGTGCGAATGCTCAAGGGTATGCAGTAGGAGAAGCGATGGATTGGTGGGAAGATCTCGGCGTTGCACTGCAATTCATGCCCGACACCCCCGCACTCGCCTTCGATATGACGACCAGCGGGCCGAGGGATAACGCCTTCAGGTACACACTGGCGTACAACATGCAGAACAGCCCCGCTGGGCTGGATGTCTACCCGACGGAGGGGATGGCGTTCCCCGGACAGGAGTAGCCCGTGGGAATTGACGACGTCCTTGGCGCCATCGGTAACGGCATCGAGAAGATCAACAAGTACACCTCGTTCGCGCCAAGTGGCCTTGACCAGAAGCCTGTTGTCCAGCTGGACGAGCAGGGTGTGCACATCAACGGGCCGGGTTCCACGGCCCGGGTGGACCTGGGCGGGGGCATCCCGGCCCAGGGCGTGAATCTGGCCCTTGAGCACAGCATGTCGGGTCTGCGGTGGCTGTACTCCAACGGCATCAGCCAGCCGATTGCCACGGCCGCCCTGGTGGGCAAGCAGAACCGAGGCAACAACGACTTCTTCGGTGGCGACTACCTCAACACCAATGCGTGGAGCCGCAGCTGGAGCGCGGCCAACCACATCTCCTGGGGGCAGGCTCTGGTCATGAGCCCCGAGGAGGCGGAGAGGTCGATCAACTCCCCGCTCCTGTACTACAAGCCCCCCGAGGCGTACCTGCCCCCCGGGTTCAAGGATCTGCCCGAGGATCAGCAGCAGGAGGTGCTGAAGCAGGCGGGCATGCCCGCCGTCGGCAACCAGTACGTGGAGAAGCTCCGGGGCAACAACGGTTGGTACAAATATGGCACCGGAGCCATCGACTTCTCGGGCGTGGTCTTCATGGACCCGGCCGCGCTCGCGCTCGGAGCGGCGGGCAAGGTCCGCCAGGGACTGACGGTCCGCAAGATGCCCAAGGGCGGCTGGACCCAGGGCCAGATCGACGTCCTGATGAGCGAACGCAAGATGCAGGCGTTCAAGGACGGCGTCTGGGCGAACCGGGACAACCCCCAGCTCCTGAACAATACGGCGCTGGCTCAGCACTCGGGCATGGGGCCGCGCTTCGGCGCGATCGTCTCCAAGCTGAATGACCCAGAAGAGCTGGATTTGTTCCTTAGGTCCGGTATGGGCGATATGCGTGCGGTGGAGGAACTCTCCAACCGCAACGCGGCAGTTGGTCTGCGCATGCGTTCGGACACCACGCGCCTGGCCGCGCTGGATCTGATGCGCACCCGCTACGCCAACATGCCTGGCACCAAGGCGCTTGTGGACGCGGAGATGAACCGCATCACCACGTCGCTCAACGCCGACGCGGACCTGGTCTCCCGGTACGAGTCGATCATCGGCACCTACGACGAGACCGGCGCCCTGGTGCAGCCGGGTGCCGTGGACCTGCTGGATCAGCTGCACGTCTCGCGCTGGTCGATCCAGCGCGCCGAGGACCGCACGATCGCGCAGAACCAGTACAACGCAGGCCCGGCACGCGGTGGTACCTCTGCTGCCGTACGCGGCCAGGGGCGAGCAGTCACGCTGCGCCCCAGCCGCCCGCTGCTCACGAAGGCGTCCTACACGCCGACCCCGATCGACACGGGCTATGTCCACACGCGCCTGTGGGGCGCGGGCGACTACTTCACCGGCCCGGTGACGATGGTCCGGTCCCTGAAGAACATGCACCCCAACGGGTACATGCGCCTGGACGTCCTGGACAAGGACTCGATGGCGGAGTTGCGGGGCCACCTGGCCCGCATCCCCAACATGAAGGAGTCCACCCGCCAGGCGATCATCAACAACTACCTGAAGACGAACACCGAGGCAGAGCGCCTGGATCTGCTGGAGGACGTGGGCCGCATCGGCGCGGCCAAGGTGGCGCAGCGCTATGGCCTGTCCCCTGAGGACGGTGTGGCGATCTATGAGAAGTACAGGGGTCTCAAGCAGGGCGAGATCGACAACATGAAGCGGTATACGGCAGCCATGGACCCTGAGCGCATGAGCGCTGCTGGCCAGCCGCTTCACCTGGACGAACTCACCGACACGGCAGGCAAGACGCACATCACGCCCTTCACTGCGACCCGCCTGGTCAATGGCCACGTCTTCCAGGATCTGGACCAGATGGGCCGGGCGCTCGCCCGCCATGGCGACAAGCTGAAGACGCTGCGTGCCGCGACCGGCAGCACGCGCGATGCACTGGAGCAGTGGGCCGATTACGCCAACTACCTCTGGAAGTTCTCCACCCTGTTCCGCCTCGGGTACATCCCCCGCGTCCTGGGCGATGACCTCGCATCCCAGTGGGCGCGAGCGGGTACCGCTGCCATGGCCCTGCGCACTGCGCGGGGCGTGAAGAACGCCTTCCACAACGCCTCGCTCTGGGCGACCCGCCCCGCACTGGAGGCGCGCGAGGCCAACGCCCGCAACGGCGTGGAGTACGCGGCCAGCGAGATGGCGCTTCTGGCGCCGGACATCCGCAAGTGGGAGGGCCGCATCGCGGCCGAGACCCAGATGCGACAGCGCGACGTCGCGCTGTCGCAGCAGCGCCTGGCGCGTGCTGAGGCGCGGTTGAACAGCCTGTCGGCGGACGCTACGCCCGCGCAGCGGGCCGCCGCAGAGACCTTCGTCCAGGGCAAGCGCAGTGAGGTTCAGCGGGCCGCGCAGCGGGCCAGCGAGGAAGTGTTCCCGGGCCGTGCCGCCAAGCTCCAGGCCGACAAGGACCGCACGGCGTTCCTTCAGCGCTACCACGATCTTCAGACCCGGGCTGCGGATGACTACCTGGCCCAGCAGCAGAAGGTGATCCAGGGCAATCAGGCCGTCGAGATCGACGGGCACACCTTCCCCGCCGCGTTCGGCGGCAAGGCGGGCGAGTACTGGCGCAAGCTCGTCAGTGCGGACGAGACCGTGGGCAACCTGTTCGCCACGAACAAGCAGCTCATGCAGGGCAACCTGGAGCGCTCCTTCGATCACGGCGCCAAGCCGATCTCGGCCCTTCAGGACCCGGAGAAGCACGCCGAGGCGTGGGCGCACGCGATTAACAACCAGATCATGCAGGACCAGCTGTCCCGCATGGCGGTGCGTGGCGCCACGGTGGACGAGATGACCGCCTGGCTCAAGACGAACCCTCAGGGGATCGCGTACCGGCGCAGGCTGCCGAAGATGATGCCTGAGGAGGAGTTCGCCCGCTCCGCCAAGTACGAGGTGGACCAGTACCTGCACACTCCGGAGATCCGGATGAAGGCGCAGGAGGAGACCGGCGTTACGCCAGAGTGGCTCCAGAAGGCGACTCCCCACATCGCCGATCGCCCTGACGTGCACATTGGGCAGGTGGGCCAGTCCCAGCTGACCCACGCCTCCGCGCTGGACCGTGTGATCCAGCGCTGGTTCAAGGTCGCGGCCACCATGCCCGCGAACCGCATGTCCCGTCACCCGCTCTTCAACAGCTTCTACGAGGGGCACCTGAAGCGGATCACCGCCTCGCGCAAGACGCAGGGCGTCACGAACCTCTCGGTGGGGGACATCAACCAGATCACCTCGTCCGCCCGTCAGCTGGCCCTGCGCGACACGCGTGAACTGGTCTTCGACATTGCGCACCGCTCGGACGCGGCCAGCGCCATGCGGTTCATCTCGCCGTTCTTCTCCGCCACGGCGGAGTCGTTCCAGCGCTGGGGCCGCGTGATCGCCGATAAGCCGCAGATCGTCGGATATGCGGGCAATTGGTACAACGCGCCCGCGTATCTGGGGGCGATGCAGGACTCCAGCGGCAACCGTGTGGACGCCAACGGCTATGCCTACGTGCCGGTGTATCCGCTGGGCAAGGACGGCATGCCGGACTACTCGAAGAAGCCCACGGTCCAGAAGACCAAGGTCCCCAAGTCGGACCGGTACATCGTGACCCGGGTCCCGAAGTGGGTGGCCAAGTCTCCCCTTGGCCCCGCCTTCAACATCACCGAGGCGGACGGCAAGCTCATGCTGTCCCAGAACTCGATCAACGTCGTAACCCAGGGAGACCCGGTCTTCTCGCCTGGCGTCGGCCCCATCGTGCAGATCCCGGTCAACGAGTTCGTCCGCGACAAGCCCAAGACGGCTGAGCTGGCGCGTGAGCTGGGCGTGCTGCCTTACGGCGTCCAGGGGGGCACGCTCTTCGGTGACAACGCCATCGGGCGGGCGGTCTCGGTCGCCTCGCCCGCGCAGGTGCGTAACGCGATTACCGCGTTCGACACCTCTGACCAGCGCTACCAGGCGGTCAAGCTCCAGATCATGCAGCGCGAGATCTTCGAGTTCGAGCGCCGTACCGGCCGCGAGCCCACTCGTACCGAGATGGGCAAGATGCAGCAGTCCATTGCGAACAAGACGCGCAACTACTGGATCTTCTCGGCCGCCAGTTCGTTCCTCCAGCCGATGGCCACGGTCCGCAAGGACCCGTACCAGTTCTACCGGGACCAGTACATGGGCCTGCGCCGCCAGAACCCGCTGACGGCAGACGACCAGTTCCTCCAGCGCTACGGGGAGAGCTACTTCATCTTCGCCCAGGAGCAGTCCGATTCCTCGGGCATCCCGCCGACCAAGCGGGCGGTGGAGCTGTCGAAGAAGTACGCGAGCCTGATCGCCGCGAACCCGGAGATGGCGGCGTTGATCGTGGGTCCGGAGGGGAACGGGCCCTTCTCCTTGGAGTCGTACCAGTACCAGTTGAACAACCCGCTAGTGCCCGGCGGCGCCGAGATGCAGCGCACCAAGATCAGCGCCGACGAGGCGATGAAGGAGAACCAGCGCCGCCTCGGGTGGGCCAAGTACACCCAGCGCATGAACGCGCTGGGGGCGCGCCTGCGCGCTGCCGGGTTCACCTCCTATGACCAGGAGGGGGCGGAACAGTTCGCCTCCGAGAAGAAGGCGTGGACCTCGCTCTATGCGGAGCCGCTGATGCCGGACGGCTCCGCCAACCCGTACTACAACGAGGAGTGGTCGAAGGACTTCTTCACCCAGGATCAGCGCAAGTACGAGCGCATGATCCCGGCACTGACCGAGATCTCGCGTTCCGAGCTGGCCAGGGACCCCAAGCGCACGGACCTGAGGAAGCTCCAGGAGTACCTGGGCGGGCGTCTCGCCCTGGTGCAGGAACTCCAGGCGCGCAAGGCGGCGGGCGAGCCGTCCACTCTCCAGGCGCAGGCCAACAGCGACCTGCGCAGCCAGTGGCTGTACTTCGTGGACCAACTGGTTGAGAGTGACACCAGGTTCGGGGATCTTTACCACCGATACCTCTCGCGAGACATGGGTGTCGACGTGGAGCAGGAGACGGAGGAGTAGATGGTTCTCAGGGCGGAGAGCGGCACCCCCACGCCAGGCGGCGGGGGGGAGGAGGCGGGCAAGAACGCCTTCCTGGGTGCGGGCGGCGCCACTACCGGCGGCGGCGGCGGCAAGGTCTACATGGGGCCCAAGGAGGTCTACAACGAGGGGCGTGGCTACACGCGCTCCAAGGAGGGCATGCTCCTCACCAAGAACGACGCCTACGACTTCTTCGGCGGGTTCCAGGGCAAGGAGCTGGCCGACCTGCGCACGCGCATGGTCTACGGCGGCCTCATCGGTGAGGACGACGGCTACCTGGAGATGAAGGGCAAGTGGAAGAAGCTGGTTGATGCCTCGTACGACCTGACGCGGATCGGCCAGAAAGTCTCCCCGTTGGACATCCTGAACTCCTACCTGGGCAAGGGCCCGCTGGGCTCGAAGAAGGATGAGCAGTCGGTCTGGCAGACCCAGTACCGCTCGGGCCGGAAGTTCCTGGTCAACACCCAGACGGGCGAGGTCAAGTACCAGGGCCCCCGCTTCGAGACGACCTATCAGCGCAACCTGGACCTCACCGACCCGGTGACGGCCAAGGCCATCGCCACGTCAATGTTCCAGCAGCTCATGCACCGGGACCCTGGTAAGGGCGAGATGGCCGGGTTCTCGGACGCGCTCCGCGCCGCAGAGCAGTCGTCCCCGGTCGTCACCGAGACGACCACGGAGTACGACAAGGGCACGGGTGAGCCGATCGGGACCACCTCGACTTCGCAGGGTGGCCTGTCGGCGGACGGCAAGCAGTACCTGGCCGAGCAGCGGATCAAGAAATCCAAGGAGTACGGCGCCACTCAGGCGGCCACGACCTTCAGCAACGCCCTGGAGAACGCGATCTTCAACAACCCGTACGGGAGCCTGTAGTGGCCAGCGGGCTGGTCTCGGGAGACCAGCTGGTCCAGAAGGCCATGACTGCCGTCGGCGTCCCGTACGTCTGGGGCGGCAACTCCCTGTCGTCCGGGGTGGACTGCTCGGGCCTGGTGCAGCAGGTCTTCAAGGCATTCGGGATCGAACTGCCGCGCGTGACGTACGAGCAGATCGGCGTAGGCGCCGCCGTGTCCCGGAAGAAGATCGGGGTCGGTGACCTGGTCTTCTTCGACACGGACCGCAACAAGAGCGGCCCGGACCACGTGGGCATCTACATCGGTAACGGCAAGTTCATCCACGCGCCGCGCCCTGGCAAGGGCGTGCAGGTCTCCTCGCTGACGGACTCGTACTACGACGACCGCCTGATGGGCATCCGCCGTGTGCCAGGCGTGGCCAGCGCCAACGGCGTGGGGACGATCGACCCCACCACGTTCGGCGGGGCCAGCGAAGAGGTGCGCCAGTCCAAGGACGAGCTGGCGGAGCGCTACGGCTACTCGGTCGCGTTCTTCAACTCCGTGCCCGAGCTGAAGACCCTGCTCGGGCGGGCCGTGAAGGACCAGTGGGACGCCACGCTCTTCACGGCGAGGCTCAAGAACACCAAGTGGTGGAAGACCACCTCCGACTCGAACCGCAAGGCCCAGTCCATGGCCAAGATGGACCCGGCGACCTACAAGGCGACGCTGGAGGCGTCGCGGGTCGCGGTGAGCCAGATGGCCGTGAAGATGGGCGCCATCCTCTCGGATGCCACGGTGGCGAAGGTGGCCAAGAACATCGTGCACCTGGGCTGGGAGGACGCTCAGATCCAGAACTTCCTCGGGCAGTACGTGAAGTTCAACGAGAAGTCCGTGACCGGCGGCATGGCCGGGGCGGCGTACCAGCAGCTCAAGACGGCGGCCTACGACAACGGCGTCTCGCTGTCTGAGCAGGCCCTGAAGGACTCGGCCGCGTACGTGGTGCGCGGCGTGTCGACGATGGAGAAGGAGGTGGGCAACATCCGTGGCGTGGCCATGGGCGCCTACCCCGCCTTCGCTGATCAGATCGAGGCGGGGCAGTCGATGCGCACCATCGCTGCCCCGTATGTCCAGGCTATGGCCAAGACGCTGGAACTGCCGGACACCGACATCGACATGTTCAACCCCAAGATCCGCGACGCACTGAACCGTGCCGGACAGGACGGCAAGCCGTCCCCCATGTCGATGACCGACTTCGAGCAGTCCCTGCGCGACAGCCCCGACTGGCGTCGTACGAGTAATGCGCAGAACACCACCATGAACCTCGGGCGCCAGGTGCTGACCGACATGGGGCTGATCAAGTAATGGCCAAGTCGGGGTTCGAGGCGTTCCTGTGGTCCATCACCATGCAGGAGTCCGGCGGCAACTACGGTGCCGTCGGGCAGTGGGTGAACGGCGACCGCGCCTATGGCCGGTACCAGGTCATGGGCGCCAATGTGCCCTCCTGGACAGCGAAGTACTACGGCAAGCGCCTCACCCCGCAGCAGTACCTGAACAACCCCGCCGCGCAGGACGCGGTGGTCCGGGGCGTGCTGGGTGGCTATTACAACAAGTACGGGGCCCGAGGCGCCGCAGCCATGTGGTACTCCGGGCAGTCGAACCCGAACAAGACGTACGGCAACCCGCCGGTCTACCGGTACGTCAACTCGGTCATCAACCGCATGGGCGGATACTCCGGGCAGAGCACCAGCGGGGGCTCGACCTACAACGTGCAGGCGGTGACACCGAAATTGGACAAGTACACGCTGGCCCAGCAGTACGGACTGACGTGGGCCACCGTCAACGGGAACAGCGAGATCAAGCGGCTCTTTGACCAGGCGGTGAAGGGACAGTGGGATTCCACCCTGTTCACCGCCAAGCTGAAGAACACCAAGTGGTGGCGCACGACGACCGACAGCGCCCGCAAGTTCTTCATGCTGAAGACGGGCGACCCCGCCACCTATAAGCAGAAGTGGTCGGCGAATCAGTACGCCGTGAACAAGCTCGCCGTGGACGTGGGCCTGTCCAGCCAGATCAATTCCAAGGGCCAGTCCAGCTCGCTTCTCCAGCGCGGCATTCTCTACAAGATGCGCGACGGCTGGAGTGACGCACGCCTGAAGGCGTGGTTCGGCTCTCAGGTGACCATGCACGGCCAGGGTACTGGCCAGATGTATGGCGAGGCGGGAGAGGCGTACGACCAGATCTTCCAGCTGGCGTACGCGAATGGCCAGGCGTACTCGCGCTCCTGGTACCAGAGCCAGATCCGCAAGGTGGTCTCGGGCAAGTCCACGGTGGAGGCGCTGGCCGCCGACATTCGCTCCAAGGCAGCGGCGCAGTACTACGCCTTCGCCAACCAGATCCGCGCCGGACAGAACGCCATGGATCTGGCGCAGCCGTATATCCAGCGGGTGGCCGATCTGCTGGAGCTGCCAGTGACAGATATCGATCTGCACAACCCGTATGTGCAGAAGGCGATGACCTCGAAGGTGGCGGCCGGACAGAAGCCCGGCACGCAATATCCGCTCTGGCAGTTCGAGAACGATGTGCGCAGCGATCCGCTGTGGAAGAAGACCAACAACGCGCGAGAATCGATGTTCTCGGTCGCCCATCAGGTGGCCAAGGACTTCGGACTTAGCTACTGAAGGGCGGGGCCGTGGCTGACGGTTACTACGACGAGAACGGCAACTTCATCCCCGGCTCCTTCGCCGACCAGCTTGACCTCCCCGGCCCCGGCGGGGTGGACCAGGCTGCCCTGACGGCAGCCCAGCAGACGGTTGCGCAGCAGAAGTTCACCGCCGCGAAGGCGATGAGCACCTACAGCAAGAACAAGGGTGCCGCCGCGTCGGCAATGGCCGCGTACCGGAAGAAGGGCGCCACCAAGGCGCAGAAGGCTGCGGCCACCAAGGCGCGCAACGCCGCGCTGGCGCGGATGAAGTCTGCGACGACCACGCGCAACGCGGCCCTGACGGCGCAGGCCACGGCGCAGAACAAGGTCTACGAGGTCTCCGGGCAGTACGAGAAGCTCCTGACCGGAGCCAACAGGGACGCGTACGCGGCCCTGACGGGCCTGTTCAACCAGTACGGCCTGGGCTCCCTGGCGCCCAAGATCTACGAGTTCGCCAAGCAGGGGTACGGCGCTGACGTCATCACGCTCCTGCTCCAGGACACCAAGGAGTACAAGGAGCGGTTCGCGGCCAACGCGACCCGCGCGAAGAACGGCCTGCCCGTGCTCTCCCCAGCGGAGTACCTGTCCACCGAGGCGTCGTACCGGCAGATCCTGTCCAGCGCTGGCCTGCCCAAGGGCTTCTACGACAACCCTGCCGACTTCGCGAACTGGATCGGCGGGGACGTGTCCCCGACCGAGATCAAGAGCCGGGTGGACATCGCGATCGGCAACACCATGCAGGCCGCTCCGGGCGTGAAGGAGGCCCTCCAGCAGCTGTACGGGGTGGACGAGTCCCACCTGATCGCCTGGGCGCTGGACGAGAAGAAGGCCCTGCCGATCATTCAGAAGCAGGCGCAGGCGGCGCAGTTCGGAGCCGAGGCGATCAAGCGGGGGCTGGCCCTCAATGGCCAGAACCTGGAGGACTTCGTCACCTCCGGGCTGTCGCTCTCCCAGGTCTCCCAGGGCTTCCAGACGGTGGCGGAGGCACTGCCGAACATTCAGGCCATCGCGGCTCGCTACGGCGAGACGTTCGGCCAGAGCGAGCTGGAGCAGGACATCATCGGCGGGGTGGCTCAGTCGGGTCTGGGCGAGACCAAGCGCAAGCGCCTGGCGAGCCAGGAGCGTGGACTGTTCGCCGGTTCCGCCGGTGCTACCCCGGCAGGCCTTTCCACTGGCTTCCAGGCGGTGTAGCGGCGTACGCTCCAGCCAGCGCTGTGGAGCAGCTCGGTAGCTCGCTGGGCTCATAACCCAGAGGTCGCAGGTTCAAATCCTGTCGGCGCAACTTGTCTCCGCAGGTGGGTACCCTTCAGCAGCGCTGCGGGTCGGAAAGAAGCCCACCACTACTCGAATCAGGGCCCATGTCTCCCGACATGGGCCCTTTTGTTTGCAATGGGGTACATTCCTTAACGATGTTCAGGGTGGATCGCCTGGCCCCATACCTGTAGAAGTCCAGGACAGTGCGGAGCGGTCGCCTTCCCCGGGGCGGCCAGGCCGAAAGAGGGAGAAGCTCTCATGAGCGGTGGCTTTGGGTACTACGACGGCGGCATGTACGACGAGAACGACGGTCAGTCGTTCGAACCCGGTCCAGGCGCGCAGCAGGCTCCGCAGCAGCGGAACCCACTCCGCGACCACCTCAAGAAGGTTGAGGACCAGAACGAGGAGCTGCGCAAGCAGGTCCAGCAGTTGGTGCAGCAGCAGAACACCAACACCGTCGCGGATGCACTCCAGGCCAAGGGGTACGACCGTGGAGCGGCAGCGCTCTACGGCGGGGACCCCGCAAAGCTGGACGAGTGGCTCGCAACCAACGGTGCCTACCTCGCCAAGTCCGCCGATACGTCGGCACAGGGCGGCGAAGGACAGCAGCAGCAGGGTGTGACCTCGACCGTTCCGGCAGAGACACAGGCAGCGATGCAGCAGATGCAGCAGGCGGGCACCTCCGCAGCGGCCCCCCAGGGGACCGAGGCGGAGCAGATGGCTCAGATCAACAGCCAGTCCGACCCGGCCGCTCTGATGCAGTACCTCCAGTCGCAGGGAAACCAGCACTACTGGAACGGCTGACCTGGTCTCCTCCCTACGGCACCCCAGGAGGGGGTGAGAGGCCATGGCTAACGCCTACACGGATACCACTGCAATGTCGAACGCGGTCCAGACCGCGTACGACAAGTTCTTCGAGTTCGCCCTGCGTGCTCAGCCGCTGTTCCGCCAGGTAGCGGACAAGCGCCCCGCACAGCAGACCGCCCCCGGCGGTTCCGTGGTTCTGGAGCGATACCAGGATCTTGCGGTGGCAACGACTCCGCTCACGGAGACGACCGACCCTGACTCGGTGGCGATGGGCAACCCCACCACCGTCACGATCACCCTGAACGAGTACGGCAACCCGGTGCTCCGCACCCGCAAGCTGTACCTGTTCTCGCTGACCGACGTGGACCCCGCGATCGCCAACATCGTGGCGTTCAACGCGGCAGACTCGATCGACTCGGTCGTTCAGACCGTGCTCCGCTCGGGTACCAACGTGATCCAGCGCAAGGCTGGCACCGTCACGTACGTCACCAACGGCACCGTGTCGACTCCTGTCGGCACCACCATGGCGGCCACCGACGGTTACACGTCGACCATGGCTCGCCTGGCCGTTGTGAAGCTCCGCGCCAACAAGGCCGTGCCCCGCAAGGGCAGCATGTACTGGGCTGCGATCCACCCGGAGGTCTCCTACGACCTCCGCTCGGAGACCGGCGCTGCCGCCTGGCGCGACCCGCACAACTACAGCGCTGCTGGCAACATCTGGGCTGGTGAGATCGGCGCCTACGAGGGCGCGTTCTACATCGAGTCCCCGCGTTGCTACAACGCCGTGGACGCCGGTACCGGCGACAACACGGTGCGCCGCTTCCGCACCTACTACGCGGGCCAGCAGGCCCTCGCGGAGGCCGTGGCGGACGAGTTCCACACCGTGGCGGGCCCCATCACCGACAAGCTCATGCGCTTCCGTCCGCTGGGCTGGTACGGCGTTGCTGGCTGGGCGCGCTACCGCGAGGAAGCGCTGATCCGCGCCGAGTCGACGTCGACCATCAACTCCAGCTGATGGTGGTGGATTGTGGCGTCCTGGCTCTTTCGCACACCCACGGTTGAGGAAGGACCGGCGGGTCTCGACCCGCTGTTCCATCGGGTGAAGTTGAGCCGGGGCATCACGATCCTGGAGGGACCGCCCGGCACCTACCGGGCGGTCCGCTTCCCCACCCAGGACGAGCAGTTCGCATCCGCGCCCGCCCTGTACATGGGCGGGCATGAGTACGTGGTGGATGACGCCACCAAGGCCGCGCTGATCGCGGCGGGCATCGGCGTGACAGAAGCCAACTTCGATACGCCGGAAGAGGGTTACGGCTGGGGCCGTTACGGCTACGGCTCTTATGGCATCGGAGGTTGGTAAATGGTCACGACACCTACGCGAGGCGACACCAACTGGGACGTTGCTCTCAACGCGGCCCTGAACAACCTCCAGAGCCAGACCGACGGCAAGGTCTCCAAGGCGGGCGACACCCTGACGGGGTCGCTGAACCTGCCCGAAGCGGCCCAGATCAACATCGGTTCGTCGGGCTCGGGTGCCCCCCTGGCCGTGCGCCGGACGAACAACACGGACGCCACCCTGTCCACGCGAGTGGGCGCGGAGACGGCCAGCCGGTTCTTCATCGAGGCTGTGGGCACGCACCAGTGGAGCGATGGCACCAACGGTGCGGACGTGAACCTGTACCGCTCTGCTGCCAACGTGCTCAAGACCGACGACACGTTCACCATCGGCACGGGGACGCTCAACCTTGGCGCGAGCGTCAACCTGTACGCCGCTGCGACGAATCTCCAGACCGACAACTACTTCGTGGCCCCCACCGGCCAGTCCTCGGGCCAGTGGAACGTCTTCGGCGGAGCCGCCAACTCCCTGAACCTGGGCACGGCCGGTGGTGGTGTTGCCATCAAGACGGGCAGCAACGCCCGCCTGGGCACAGCCACGCTGGTGGCTGGCACAGTAACGGTGGCCAACACCTCGGTCACCGCGAACACCAAGATCTTCCTGAGCCGGGCCACCACGGGCGGCACGCCAGGGCACCTGTCCTACACCAAGATCAATGGCACCTCGTTCACCATCAACGCGTCCGGCGGTGCCGACACGTCCACGGTGGACTGGCTCCTCGTGGAGGCGAGCTGATGGCTGGCAACGGCGGTATGCAGCATGGGCGTGACTGCCCCACCATGGCCGCGCCCTGCGCGTTCACCATGGGCGGCAACACGACCATCATCAATGGCGACGAGGCGCCCACCCTGGACGCCTCGGTCGAGTCCACGCCCTTCAGGGCCAGTGACCTGCGTGAGGACGACTCGCACGTCATGGGCGTCTACAAGGCCCAGGCTGAGCCCTTCGCGGGGTCCTGATGGCGTGCCGACAGGGCTGCAAGACCCAGGATCACGGGTCCTGGGGTGAGTGCCTGCGCGCCGCCGAGGTGCGCACGTACCACGTGGCCGTCTCCAAGGGCTTTGACGCCACGGCCCAGAAGAAGTGGGACCGGGAGCTGGACGGATTCGCGAAGGCGACCAAGGAGGGCATCCGTCCCGACTCCACCAAGTGGAGCGGCATCGACGCGGCCAGGCGGGCCTCCGACAAGGCTGGGGCCGCGTACGGACGCGACTTCAACAAGGCCACCCCTATGGAGAGCTGATGCCTGGC